AAGTTGTCGTCGATAACCATAACCTCATCAAATCCAGTCCGTTCAATGATTTTATTTTTAATCTCTAATTGTTTCTTTTCTTTTTGAATTCTACGCAGAAACGCATAATGAATAATCTGAGTAAAATATGCAAATGGATTCTGAGACCTTTCAGGATTAAAGTTATGAATATACTGAACACAGTTCTCAATCCCGTCAGAAATCATATCCTCACGGAACATATAATTAACGAAGTTTGGTTTATATGATAAGTGAGTAGCAATCTTTAAGAAGCAATCACCTAGGTAGTTGGGAATTCTGGGTTTTCCTTCCCAAGGTCCAGACTTTGGTGGTTCTGTATCATATTTCTCAATGAACAGTTCCCGTGCTTTCGCAACTTTACTGCGATACACTATCATTGCTTCTAACAATTCTTTATTGTTTACATAGTGCTCTGATTTCTTTTTTGCCATGGTGGTCTCATTTATCCATTAATAAGTTAAGTTAATTATACCACACATTAAGGGGCTTGACAAGTTATTAAATTACGTGTAGACTAGGTTTGTCCCGGTTAAAGATGAGTACTAGCTTTCTTTAATACCTTTATATAACTCTTCAAGTTTTTTACGAGCATCTTCTACTGAAGATACATATCCCATCTCATTTGATAGTTTTACTTCACCACTTGGTTTATAAACATCGATACTATCATCATCATTTAAATACTTTGTATAAACATCAATAAGTTTTTTATCGGTAGTCTCAGTCATTGTGATTATCTTATCTAATTTTATCATAAAGAAATCATCACTGGGTAATTCCATCCAAGGTCTTACTTTTACATATGACACATCTTTTCGATTAACTAATTCCATAATTACAGGATTTTGAAGTACTACAATAGGATCTCCATCATTTTCATCCACAGAGACTATCGATAGAATCTCCTCACCCGATATTAATTTTAAAATACAATAGAAGTCTTCGCCCATTAGTTCTTTAGTGGTATATTTACAATATCGTAATTAAAGTTTTCTTCGTTATAAATTTTAATTCTTTCGATAAGATGATTTAAGGTGTAATTTTTTCTTGACTTATAACTAATATCATCGGCAATATCATACAAAGTTGCTTTTACTTTGTTTTCTCCCTTTCTAAGAACTCTGCCGATAGATTGGAGATTTCTAATTCTCGATTTCGATGGTGACGCAAACACAACATTATGTAGATTACGAATATTGATACCGGTAGAAAAAGTCCCATAGGATGCCACGATGATTGCGTTTGATTCCTTTTCGGTTATTTCACGAACTCTTTCTCTTTCGTCAGTTTCCACACCACCATGAATGAAGAAAACGTGACGATCATCAACCTTACTATTATTTATTAACTCATATAAAGGTTGTCCATGAGTTTCTACTCTTGAAAATAGAACAAGGGTATTTCCTTTTAAATCTAATGTAAGATTTTTGATAAAGTTATTGCGTTTCTGATGATTAATAATATATTGAACTTCATCCTCAAATACTTCAAATCGATTCGGTGGGTGTTTCAATAAAAGTATTTTGATATCTAATTTTGCTAGATGACCCTTCTTCATCAGTTCATCTGTATTAATAATCTTATAAGAGGGTCCAAATAATCCTTCCAATACCCACTTGTGAGTTTGACTTCCATCTAGTGTTCCAGTGAATCCAAAACGATATTTTGCATCACAAAGTTTCGTCATTATAGATATTAATGACTTGGATTTAAATTGGTGTGCTTCATCACCTACGACTACATTAAATCTGGAAAAATACTGCTTGGGCAATTTGTAAATACTTTGCCAGGTGGTAATAATAACTTGGGAATCAGTTTCTCGTTCCTTACCAGCGTATATCTTGTGGCAGTATGAACCAACATCAAACCCATAACTTGCAAAATCTTTATACATTTGTTCTACAAGGGAAGTTGTTGGGACAACTATCAGAATATTTTGCTGTTTCTCAACATAATATCTCGCAACAGAATATATCATCAACGACTTTCCAGAAGCAGTTGGAGATATCAATAATTTTCGATTATGTTTTAAAGCGTCGTATACTCCCTCAACTTGATAGTCGCGTGGGGCGTGTCTACTGATTGCAGTCATGTAATCTTTCACACCTTCCTTTGAGATTCCCTCATTTATCTCAAAGGGGAGTCCATAGAACTTATTGTCTGCAAATTCGTATGTGTATTCGTGATCCTCACAGAATCGAATGATTCTGTCTAAAAGTCCAATATAAATCTCACCAGTTTGTGTATTAAATAAACGAATTTTTCCATCCCAGTATTTGTTTTTATACTGAGGACTGAATTTTGCATTAGGAACCTCAAATGTGAACTGATCTGCTAGTTCGTAATAAATGTGAGGTTCTGCCTGAATATACAGATATACTTCATTCTTTTTTGATATAATCAAATGACTCATTCATAAAATATCAGTTATAGGTATTTATTTCAATAAAAAGAGGCATTTCTGCCTCAATTGAATCCAGATTGAAACTTGTGCCACTCCAAAGCATTCTTGATTTGATAAGTTCGGTTAGAAACTGTCTTAATGATCTCCTCTAAAAATTTAAGCATAATGTCATAGTATCTTATCTTCAAGTCTATTTTGGACAATCTCTCATCGGCACTCATATACCTCTCTATGGCATCTTTCTCTCTTACCTTATACGGAAATGGATCCTCTACATACACCTCTGCTGGTGCCTTTCCTGTGTAGTAGTTGTAACGTTCTAGACGCACTCTATTATAGGTTTCTCGTGCTTTCTCACGGAGAAGAGTAATTGTATTATAGAGAGTATAATATTTGGAATGTAGTTGAGGAATTTTGAGTGATTCATCGTGTAGGTTGTCAGGATCAATGACAGAATCTCTCTGCCACATCTCCTGAATTTCATCAAGATTCATAAGGGCTTATTGTCGTTTCCTAGGATATTATACACAGTATACTTGAAAGATGCCTCTGCTGTAAAGTACTGGATATCATTCGGAGTTGCATCAAATTCTAATGATGTTAAAGATACTGGGAATAAATCTTTAAATTTAACAACTGCCGTATTTCTAAAATTGCTATTCAAAATATACAAACTACCATCACTAAATGCTGACTTTTGGTCCCTTATTCCACTATCTGTTGTTGTTAGTTCTGTAAATTGTTCTGTTGTTTCTGGGAAACCAAGACCAGTTAACCAATTATGAACTGCCATATAATTTTCCATATTCTCATCAACTAGAAATCTAATTGATAAGTCACCATACGTTAATTTATCACCTGGTAGATCAATATCTTTTAGATATGTTGGCTGTTGTACGACTTCTAAATTAATTTCCGGAATTCTTGCTGAGTTACAAAAAAATGCTACTTTGGGTTCCTTTGCCAAAGTAAATTTAAATCCAACAGGTGATAAAAAATTTCTATTGCCTATTTGATTGGCAAAAGGTGACACTGACATAATCTTTTATTTTTATTTAGATATAAAAAAAGGGACCCCGAAGGATCCCCCATAAGATTTGTGAGAAAGACTCACATCAAGTTAGTGACCTTGACTCTTCTGTAATAAACGTTAGAGTTTCTACGGAGAGTACCACCTTGATCAACAGAAGCACCCTGTGCAAATGGGTTAGCAACCATACCATAACGAGTCTTAAACCCGATTTTTGGTTGGAAGGTATTTTCTCCAACTGCACGAACCATTTGAAGAGGAACGTATGGGCAGTAGAAGATTCCTGCATCATAAGGAGATGAACCCTTATAACCAACACAGTAGTACTGGTTAGCAGATACGTTAGCAGCATAAGGATCAATATAGACCTTATACTTGCCTTGAAGAACACCTGCAAAAGTGTTGCCGGTGTCATCAACGTTAAGGTTTGCGTTGAGTGCTGGGGTGTAATCAAGAACACCTGCCATGGTGAGTGCCGAAGCAACGTCTGCCGAGCAGAGGATCATGTTACCCTTCCCTCTACGAGTTTGCTGTGCAATTGCGTTTGCATCACGCTCGATTTGGAAGATAAGTCCCTTGAACTTCTCAACTGACCAACGACCGTTGGAGTCAACGTCAAGGTCAAAAGTACCAGCAGTAGCAACGTTTGCTTGAGCACCAGGAACAGCAACGTTATAGATGGTACGGATGACTTCACGGTTGATTTCTGCAAGAATCTCAGTTGACAAGATGTTTGCCAACTCAGCTTCTGCATTCAGACCGTGGATTGCCTTGAGGTCTTGTGCGAGTTCAAGTGAGTACTCAGCTTTGAGTGCTCTTGACTTTGCAGTAACGGTGACTTTCTCGATTGAGAATGCCATCTCGTTGAACTGCCCACCAGCACTGGTTCCAAGATCTTCAGAATTACCGGTGGTCATTCCTTCTCCTACGTTGTAGGTTGCAGAATCACCGGTTTGTGGGAATGTGCCGTCAAGAAGACCTGGGTTGCTTCCTCTTTGTGAGGTTGTACCAAGACCAACAGCGCCTTGTACGAAACCTGAAGTAAGGTTGCTGGAAGCATTTTGTCCGGAGAAAGCAGTATCTGCTTCGTTGTAGAATGCTTCAGTACCACCTTGGGTATTATACTTCGAACGCATTGCGAAGATAAGTCCGGTAGGACCGTTCATTGGTTGAACGCCTGCGAGGTCATATGCGACCAAGTTTGGCATTGAACGTCTGATCAATGAAATTAGAACTGGATCGAAACCAGCAACGGTTGAAGATGATGCTCCACTATATCCACCGGTTCCGGCAGAGTTGGTTGGTGCTTCTGAAAGGAACTC